ATGCCAATATTTCCAACAGCAGGAGGCGCAGCACCAGGAGCGCTAACTGACACTTGGACAATGACAGTAATTGGACAACCAGCAGAAAGCTTTAGCTAAGAGATCGGAGCATCGGGAGCTATGAAATTATCAATTACAATTGAATATAACGGAGGCGAAGTTGCCACCTATGTCGCTCAACCGCCAGAGTGGGCCAAGTGGGAAAAGACCACAGGTCACACAATCACAAAGGCGCAAGACAATATAGGAATCTGGGATTTGATGTTCTTGGCATATAACGCTTATAAGCGCGAAAGTGCTGGAAAGCCAGTCAAGTCCTTTGATGTCTGGATGGAAACTGTTGCCGATGTAAGGACTGGCAACGATGACCCAAAAGCCATCAGCCCGACAGCATAAGGCGGCTATTAGTCACAGTTGCCATTAAGACTGGAATCCCAATGCAATACTGGGATGACTGGGACGATGTAGCAACGGCAGTCGAGCTGATAAAGGAGATGAATAGCAATGGCTGAAGAAGTATCAGCATTTGACCGGACAGAGCTCCGTCAAGTCTATAAAGCCTTTACCTTGCTAGGTGACGAAGCTAAAGCCGAGGCTCGTCAAACCTCTAACAATCTTGCTACTTATTTACAAAGACAAATCGCTACTACCGCTGCAACTCGCGGCAAAGGCCAACAAGCCATTAACAGAATCGTTAGCGGATCTAAAGTAAGTAAGACCAGCACCACAGGCGAAATCCGTTACGGCTTTGCTAGTCAAAGATTTAGCGGTGGAGCAACTACTCAACAGCTCTGGGCTGGCTACGAATTTGGTTCTAATAAATTTAAGCAATTCCCTACCTACTCTGGAAGAATGGGCAGGGGCTCTCGCGGTTGGTTTATTTACCCAACGCTACGCAAAGAGCAAAGAAATATAGTCAGCCAATGGACTGCTGCATTTAATAAGATATTAGATAAGTGGGGCATAAGTGGCATCTGATTCCAGAGCATTAACGCTCAAGCTTCTAGCAGATACAGCGGACTTCCAAAAGAAGTTAGCCAATGGCTCTAAAGATATTGATTCTATTGGCGAAAGAGCTAAAGAATTTGGCGTAAAAGCTGCTGCTGCCTTTGCAGTTGCTGGAGCAGCTATTGGCGCATTTGCAGTCAGCGCGGTTAAAGCTGCTGCCGAAGATGAGACCGCCCAACGGCGATTAGCCGACACCATAACTGCAACTACTGGCGCGACTGCAAAGCAGATTGAAGGCGTTGAGAAATATATCAAACAGACTTCAATCGCTATAGGAGTCGCTGACGATGGGTTGCGCCCTGCTTTTACTCGTTTAGTTAGATCAACGCAAGATGTAGAAGAAGCTCAGAAGCTCTTAAATTTGGCACTAGATTTAAGTGCAGCTACAGGCAAGCCACTTGAAACAATATCTAACGCTTTAGGTAGAGCCTATGACGGCAACACTACGGCCCTTGGCAAGCTTGGCCTTGGCCTTGATGCAGATATTATAAAGAGTAAAGACTTTGATGCAATCTTTCAGCAGCTAACTGGCACATTTGGCAACTTTGCGGAGAACGAATCTAAAACTACGGAGAAGCAATTAGAGCGCGTCAAGATTGCTCTTGATGAGGCAAAAGAATCTATTGGGGCAGCGTTGCTGCCAGTAGTTCAAGAACTAACAGCTTGGATATTAGACAACTTTATTCCGGCACTAGAAGCATTTATAGCTGGCCTTACTGGTCAAGATAGCCTAGATGAAGCTTTGACTGATAGCCAAAAAACCGCTATAGAGTGGGGTAAAAAAGTTAGAGGATTTATAAACACAGTTATTGATCTTAAAGATGAGCTTATGATTCTAGGTGGCGTTATAGCAACAGTATTTGTAGTATCTAAAATAGTAGCTGGAGTGCAAGCAACTATCGCTCTCATTGGCCTTCTAGTCACCGCTTATAATGGATTGAGAAATAGTGCAGTAGCCGCTGCTATCGCTTCTAGATTTGCTTTAAATCCACTTGCTGGCTTAGCAACAGGTGCAGCAGTTGTCGGAGCAATCATTGCAGCAGTTAAATTATTTGATAATGTAACTAACGCATCAAGCGGCACAGGCGGCACAGGCGGCAACACAGTTTCATCATCTAGCCTTCCTGAAGGCTTTACTGCTGGGACGCCAGTTATTGGCAAAGGCGGCAGTAGCGGCGGTGGCGGGGGCGGTGGAGTAACCATCCCTGATTTAATTACAGGAGTAATGCCTACTTTTCCTTCTGGGCTAAATCCAACTGGCAAAGGCATATCTTCAGGCTTTGATGTAGCAGCAGCTAGAAGAGGCGAAGAAGGTGATCGACCTATCGTTATTAATGTCAATGCGCCTAGCGCAATAGATGAAGAAGGATTTACTCGAGCAGTTGTATTAGCACTTAACAATAGCAATGCTCGCAACGGCGGTGGGGGCGCTATTCTTGGCGGCCTAGTGGCAGAATGACCCTTTGGAATCCAGTCTATAGAGTTAAGGTTGATGGCGTTACAGTCACTAGCGCAACTCTTAGCGGCTTAACTATTACTTCAGGTCGCACTGATATTTATCAACAGCCCATTGCTGGTTACTGCAATTTAAGTCTTATAGAAACAGCTGAAGCTGCAATCCCCTATGAGGTAAATGACGCAGTAACAATAGAAGTCCAAGATTCTACTGGCGCTTATGTCAATCTATTTGGCGGCTTTATTACTGACTTAGGCATTACAGTCCAGACTTCAGGATCAACAGCTACTAGCCAAAGAATTCAAATAACTGCCGTAGGAGCTTTAGCAAGACTTGCTAGGGCGGTTTATGTTGGCAACTTTGCTCATCAATTTGATGGTGACCGAATTAAAGAATTACTAAGCACAGTTTTATTTGACCAATGGAATGAAGTGCCAGCTGCCGAGACTTGGAATGGTTATGACGCAACGACTCAATGGCAGGATGCAGAAAATAGCGGACTAGGCGAGATAGATACTCCGGGTGATTATGAGCTGCACTCTGAGACTGGCCTTAATGACACAGTTTATAATTTAGCTTCTAGGTATGCCACTAGCGGTTTAGGTTATTTATATGAGGATGCTCAAGGCCGTATTGGATACGCCGATTCAACACACCGAAGCCAATACCTTGCGACTAATGGCTATGTTGATCTCGATGGCAATCACGCCATTGGTCCAGCTCTTTCCATAGTCAAGCGGGCTGGCGATGTTCGCAACGCAATCACAGTCGGCTATGGTATTGGCAGCGCATCGGTATCTGATGAAGATGCAGCTTCTATTTCCCTTTACGGCCAACTAGCTACCACAATATCTACCACCTTGCGCCATAGTCACGATGCGGCTGACCAAGCAGCCTTCTATCTACTTATTCGCGCTTATCCTCAATTTGCCCTACGGCAGATAACCTTTACTACGGCTAATCCAGAAATTGACAATGTCGACCGAGATAGCCTTCTAAATGTATTTATGGGTATGCCGTTGAATATTACTAATCTACCAACCAATATGACCAATGGCGAATTCCAAGGATTTGTTGAGGGTTGGACTTGGACTGCAAGTCTCAACCGCCTAGACCTAACAATGAACCTATCGCCTATAGCTTTCAGCCTTCAAGCCTTCCGTTGGAACTCAGTCCCAGCGGTAGAAAGTTGGAATACAATAAACCCATTACTGGAATGGTATAACGCTACAATTGTGGCATAGGAGACTAAATGGCAACGACTACTAATTACGGCTGGGATACGCCTGACGATACAGACCTCGTTAAGGATGGCGCAGCTGCAATTCGCACATTAGGAAGTTCAGTCGATACAACGACAAAGAACTTAAACCCACAGACTACAACTGGCGCACTTGCTTATAGATCAGCAACTGCGAATGTAAATACTGCCTTGCCCATCGGAACAACGGGTCAAATTTTAACAGTTGCTGGCGGAGTCCCAACTTGGGCTAACCCTGCTGGCGGTGGCAAGGTGTTCCAGGTTTTATCAACAACAAAAAGCGACTCATTTACTAGCGCCTCAACTAGCTTTACAGATATAACGGGTTTGAGCGTAAGTATTACACCAAGCAGCGCGAGCAGTAAAATTTTGGTTCTTTACAATGTAAGTGGGTCGCAAGCCGTAGCAGCGCAAATTGCAAGATCGCGCTTAATGCGAGGTTCAACTGAAATCAACATAGGAGATGCAGCATCAAATAGAGCTCGAGGAACTTCTGACCCTTTCAGCGTTGCCTCACAAATTATCGGAACAACTATTGCAGGTTCTTTTTTAGATAGCCCTGCAACAACTTCTGCAACTACTTACAAATTTCAAATAGCAACAAGCGGTGGAACAGTTTATATAAATCGAAGTGAGGATGACAGTGATTCAACTATTCGTTCTCGCACAGTATCGACAATTACAGTAATGGAAATAGGGTTATGATGATAGATTACAGTTTAATCTTAAAAATAAATTATGATGGCTCCGAATACACCTTAAATGGCGATGAATATGGTGGTTTAACTTGGCTATCAAAAACAAAAAAACCAACTAAAGATGAACTTGATGCGCAATGGGAAGAAGTGTTAGCTAAAGTTGAGGCTAAAAAAGCTGAAACAAAAGCAAAGCGCGAAGCAGCCGAAGCTAAACTAGCGGCTCTCGGCCTAACCTCTGACGATCTCAGAGCCCTAGGCCTTTAGAACAATCCCTCAAGATAATGAATAGACTATGTGCAGCTGGCGTCCAACTTCGAGAGCAAATCGATGACGATTATCCTGATCGCGATAGGAAGTCTGACGGCTGGATTGCTGATGCTAGGCACATTGCTAAAGGCAGTTCTGACCATATACCAGCAAATGGAATCGTTAGAGCTATAGACATTGATTCTGACCTAGCAGCGCACAAAGAAGAAGCTTATGCGTTGGTTGAGAAAATTCGTAAATGCGCCAAGAGAGGCGATAAGCGCATTAAATATATTATCTACGATGGCAAGATTATGAGCCCGATACTAGGCTGGAAGCGGCGTAAATACTCAGGCCCTAATCCGCATCGTTCGCATTTCCATATTAGCTTTACAACTTTGGGAGACAAAGACAGCAGTTACTTTGACCTAGAAGGAGACAAGAA